CATTTTCTTGCCATTTTTCATCCAACGTATTTACAAAATCCACTAAAAACCTTTCTCGGGTGTGAATATTGATGCTTATCATAGATTTATAGACCTCCGTTTTGACTCTATCTTGTTCTGGATTCCAACCACTAATATCTATTTTCTTTAAAAAATTAACCAATCCTAACACTTTCGCATCATTTTCCCACGCTTGTGCATAGACGTTAAAATAATGTTGGCTTTGTTTCTGTCCTGCAATCTCAATCACTTGGAAACGCCTATCAGATGGATCAATCCGCACACCATTATCCTTGTTCGTTAAAATAAACATTCTTATAAAATTCATAATAGTAATTGGTGTCTTACATTTGACTTCAAAATCAATCATAGGTTCTGTAATCAGCTCCTTCATTTTACCATCTAATCCAAAAGTGTCTTTGGAGGTCGCTTCGTTATATACACCCATAAATTTACCCATAATACTCTTCCACTTACCAACGAAGCGTTCAGCATTGGAGGTGCTTTCATGGTATTTATTACCGAATATCTTTCTCCCAAAATTATCTACCATCATATTTTTACCATAACCTGGTGGAGAATTAAATAAAATGGCGGTTCGTGGAAGAAGTCCTGGATATTGCACCAGATGTGCGAAAAAATTAATAATATATTTATAAATTTCGTCCGTTTGGTCTGAGCCAGACATAATTTTAAAATGGTCTAAAAATACTTGAATATCATCATCTGGAACAAGTCCTTCCTCCTCTAATTGGTTGTAGCGGAAACCTGTGAATAAATTAAAGGTAGTTGGGGGACAAACACCTGGTGGTGGAATAAAATTAATATTTTTATACTCACGGCGTGTAATATCTTTAATCCATGAACCTATAAACTGTACCTTTTCAGTTTCTCCTTTCTTATTAATGTGTTCGTAATACATAGTTTCATATTTATTAAAAAAGTTAGTTTTATTATCACGGACTAATACATCCTCACCATTTTCCACCAGCGTAGTGCAATACTCCAGCGGATTAAAACAAACAAAATTATTTTCTTCAAACTTTTGTTTAACTCCTTCATAAGTTCGGGATTGTGAGAGAACAACTTTATCCTCTGGTGTCAAGTTTATGAGGCATCCTCTTGGTAATGTGGTAATAATAACCTCTCTGCCTTCTGGGTATACAAACGGGCTGGGTTCTTTAATATCCCATTCAATACCCCAGTCAGCACTCATTTCATTTAACCCCTCAATGCTAATGGAATCAGTATTATCATTTTGGATCATAACACCGTCAAACATTTTAATAGGATTTTCAATATTAAAATGAGAGATAGCTTTTTCTAAAATAATAGCTTCTTCTTTACAGAGTAATTTATTCATAACAGATGATAGCTTATGGGTTCGTTCAGTAGCAAGTTCAGGGTATTTATCGCATAGTAGTTGCTTAATTGGTTTTAGTTGTTTATGAAACTTGTGTAGCCAGTCATTCTCGCATTTATATAATCGGTCTTTATTCATGGTAGCCAATACCTCAATCTTGGTAAGGTTATTATCTTTAAGCACCGTTGCTCTATCCACTACATAATCAAGTAAGAGAGAAGGAACATCAATATTATAATGTTTGCATAAATAACAGAGTATATTAGGGTGTGCGTTTTTCATATCATAATCGGTATAGGTATCACCAGTTAAAAAGCCTCTAATAGCTTTAGGAAGACGCTGAATACCATTACCATATTCACGACCAAAGGTAGGGCATTTATCGCTTTTAGTATAGTATGTAGTCCATTTATAATTATTAGATTTGACGCTTTTACACCATTTAATAACATCTTCACATTTTTTAATCTTCTCGTGGTCTCTCCATTTTTTTTGTTCTAATTCATGAAAGTCATTGTGATTGGAATTATTTTTATAAATTAATTCAAACAATTCCAGACCTTCAAAAGAGCACATTTTATCAATAGAATTCGCCTCAAAATACTCAACTGATTTATTTCCTTGCATTACTAATAGTTGTGTTAATTGTTTAAGCTTATATCGCCATTATATTAATTGTTAAAAAAGCATTTGAATAATATAAGAAAAATTAAAATTAAAATCTCATCTTATATTATGATAATAGAAGCATTCTCACTCACGGAACTCGGCGTTTTCGTTGGGTCAATCTTTGCTTCTCTCGGTGGTCTTATATATTCTTTTTCTAAAAGTAGATGTACTACTATTCAGTGTTGTTGTATGAAATGCGAGAGAGATGTCCCTATTATAAGTGCGGAAGAGCTAATGCCTATACCATCCTCCGCTCCTCCTCCTCCTTAAGTAGAAATTTAATCTCTCTAATCTTCATAGAATGCACCGCAATTGGTGGATCTAATTTAATAATATTAATTTTCATTCGGTATACAATCTTTTCAGGACAATTAGTAATTCTATAAATATAAGATTTATTAACATGCGGATGTGCTTTCATCAATTCACATTGAGTGGTGAAATACGTTGTTTCGTTATCATTAACAACCTTATATTTATACATGGTACAAGCTTTGGCGTTTTTAGTACGACCCATTTTAGTATATTTATTAATATAATGTTTAAGTCATTATTTTAATATGTAAATGAACACAAACTCTAACTACTAACTTCAACCATACCACCACGTAATCTCATGGTCCTTTCAACCAACGAAAAATAAGTTGTAGTGCGCCCGTCCCAATCCTGCGCATCTTTATAAGTAAGTCCAGTAAGAATTTGAACTGGTTTTTGTCCCACCGTAACGCCGTAAGCACCAGGAACAGAAAAGTCAACCCCCATATAATGCTGAGAACCCTGTAGATGAATTGGAAGAGGATATCCTAAAAATGTTCCACTCATCATATCATTAGTAACCGCATAAGTGGTTTTATCAACAACACTATCAAATGAGAATTCACTATTTAAAATAGCAACATCAGTTCCAAACACTTGAGAGATTTGGTCCTGTTTCTGTGTTTCTCTCTTAAGTGGTCGCTGGTATACCTGCTTATCATTAATTCTAATTTGGACTGTTTCAGGGTCTTTAAACCCAGTAGACGCATAAGGACCTTGCAGAGCTCCAGTATTCGCAGTATAAACATCAACAGGAGCATAATGTCCTAAAATAGCACGAAGGCTCATGCTGGAAACTCCTAAATCACGTGAGACTTCTAAAGTCGTAGCACCTCCTGCTCCTTGGAAATTAGTATTAGTAGTCACAATATCTTCAAACGGAATAGTAAGACCATCATTACTCATTACCATCTGTGCGGTCTGGGACATACGCTCATCGGTGTAAGTCAGATAATCACATAAGAAGCGGAGGCTTTCGGGTGCTACTTGGGCGGCGAGAGAAGTACCAGCAAGTCCAGCCATAGTAGTAGCATCAATAATAGCAAGATTGCCATAATCTTCTACAGAAGTAGTCTGTGTATTAAAAAAGAGTTCAATAACACAAGGCTGGTCAATTAAATAAAGCGGAAGCTGAATATTTTTCATCATTGGGAAGAGATCACTTAATTTAATATGGAAGAAGGGTGTTTCTTCTACAGTAGCTTTAAGGCGGAACTGTTCAAAAGGAACAGTCATATCAACTCCACCAATCGGTGCGGTTTCAACATCTCTTAAAGAATATTTACCATCGCTTTGGATAGTACCTAACCCAATATCAGGGGCTAATACATCTATGCAACCCTTTGTAACCATTTCTTTTTGTGATTTCTCTTCTGGGGTTTTAAAAGCGCGATGGACGGTGGCGTATTTTGCGTAGTCATCTGAGATTGCTATAACCTTTTCTCCAATACGAAGAATAGCTCGTTTAACGGCGGCATGAATACCCGTTTTAATAGGAAGACAAGCAACATTATTAGCAGCAAGACCTGGAACAATAACACCAATCTGTATGGCAGAGCCCGAATCTAAAATCCCTCGGTTTTCTAAAACAAACCTACAGTGTGAGGTGGAAGAAACAATAGGTTCAAGAATACTTGTATCAATATTCATGGTATCAACAGAAGGTAAAGGGCGGACTAAAAGCGAATCTGGTATTTTATTACTCATTGTATATACTACTAATATATTTTATTTTTAGAGAGATTGCATTAATTCCTAAAGATTAAAATATATATAAATTTTAACATATAATTTAATTGGTAACCATCAAGCCCTGAGGGCTGTATGTAAGGGAGTTAGTCCCAAGCACATAGGAGAAGATGGAATTTGGTACATCTCCATTAATTTGAGATACAATACGAACACCGTAGGTCGTCTGGCGGAAATCCACACCGACTTTTGAAAGCGGATCAAAACGAACACCAACACCAAAGACGGAATCTTTAGGGTCAGTAAGCTGTGCGTTATTTCTCGGGGTAGGAGTAAGATTAAAGTTGTTCTGGTCGGGCACTCCGTTTTGGCTGTACAAAGACATGAGAGAATGGTTAAACTTCTCTAAAGGTTTAATAGAATCCACGAATCTGGTAAGTAACTGAGTTTGGGGGCGGTTATTAAGCCCTTGCTGTTCCACCTCAATATTAAAATCAAGCGGGAATTTTTGTCCGCCCCTAATAAAGGTTAGACGTCTAATTTCTGCGTCACCATCAGTATTCTGTAGTTTTTCAGTAGAGAAGCCATCAGCCAAGTAATTATTAATAGCTGATGTTTTAATAAAGTTGTGGAAGATACTTTTAGTTCTACTTGTTCCTAAATTAAATACTTTTGTGCTGTCGCTGGAATTAATGACGGAATAAAGCTGTGAGTAGGAGTTGTAGGTGAGCTGTCCCGTGGTAGGAATAGTCATGGCGGACGCACCATCTGCGTCAGGAACGAGAAGGTTATAAGAGAGAGATAAATTAGTTAATTTATAATAAGCGCCCGAATCAATAGGATTAAAGCGGACAGGGACAGCAACTCCATCATCATTATAAGCAGTATATCCACTAATGACATTACTATCTGCGCCGAGTTCTAAAGTGAGATTTAAACCCTGAACGCCATTTTGTCCTAAAGGAATGAGATTACCGCCAGTGAAAAGACCAGTGCGAAGTGGAATACTAAAGGAAGTAGTTACGTTGGAAGCACGAGCCCCGTTATAAGACCTGGAAGCATTAGCGGCGTTGGACTGTGCGAGTGTGGTATCAAAATCTGGCTGACTGTGAGTAACAGGTAAAGAACTTGCTAAAAATCGTCCGTATGAGCGGATTGTTTCTAAAGTCTGATTACTCATGGTAGACGTAGTGATTTGATGAATACACGAAGGAACTCCAACACGGTTATTTAATGCTATACCAGTTTCTTGATCCCCAGATGCCATACCACTATCATTAGTAGGGAGTAAATCTTGAGGAGAAAATAAAGTAAATTCACCATTAAGCCGAAGACTTGCTCCATCAAGGAGTTTAGCTTGGTTGGCTATTTGGAACTGAATGATGGGAAAACCTTCACGAAAGGAGTAGCCGTTCTGTGGAGGGTTAAGAGGGAAGATCTCACTGAATTCTTTGTTGTTAATATTCATTGTATATATACTAAATATATTATTTTTTTTCAAATTAGGACACTAAAACATTTCCCTGTGTAATATTAATTCTGGAGAGATGGCAAACATAATGATTAAGCATTTTCTGGATTGTGGCGGCGGAACTATAATCAACACGGAGGGTAAGTGTACCATCAGCAAGATCAGCAACCTGACCGTATTTACTAAATGACCGAGCAATTAAAAAGCGTTCAGGAATTCGCTGGAGATTTCTAACAGATAGATTACAATTTACTAATGCTTTTTCTAATTCTAAAATAGCGAGTTGGTCGCATAGTCCAGCAGAAGTTTTTGAAAGGGAAACAGGGCGGTCAGGGATAAGTTTATTTTTTAAGACATATTGGTAAGACTGGGCGTTGTCGGTAACACCTGCTAAAGAATCAGCCAACATACTAATTTGAGCGTTATTATTAAGGGGAACAGAGAGAACACTATAGCCACGTGTCTGGGTAGCAGGAATAAGACTATTGGTTAAGCCCTGAATAGCGGTAAGGGTGTTGCGATAAGTTGTATAAGTGCTAATATCCATAGAAAGTCCTTTAGAAGAATTCATCTGGCTCATCATTGCATTAACATACATCTCAGGAGGAGATACAGTTCCTACAAGGTATTTAACATTCGTCATGGCGAAATTAACCTTTTGCTGTGCGAGGGGAACAAGTTCAGGCTTAACATCTCCAAAAGGCGTCCAGCCATTCATGCGGTCAGCATTTTTATAATAAACCACAGAGCCAACGGGATCACCGCCTGGAAGACCACCAGTACCAATAGCCAGATCCTGTGATATTTTTAGCACACAAGCACCACCCGCAACAGTAACTTCCTGTAGAATGCCTAATTCAATCTCTCCTACTTCTGTTCCGTCGCCGAGAAACATTAAATCGCCAAGAGAGAAAGGTAAGTTATTATTAGGTCCAACCCCAATATTAACATCATCAGTATTTAAGGTAATATCAAACGTTGAGTCAGCAGCGGCTTTAACAGGAACTACGGGACTAATTACAGAAGTTCTAACGTTCTTTGCGGTAAGTCCAGGAGGAAGCTGGAAAGGACAAGAGCCTTTAGTGCCCTGCTTAAAAACAAGTGAGCGTTCACGGTTTTCAAGGTTGCAATGGAGACGTAAGCCTTTGGTTGCTACAACGGGGAAGACCTTATCACTATTTAAAATACCAGAATAAAGGGGTTGCTGGACCTGTATAGTCACGGGCTTCATCTCGGTTGCATCTGTAACTGGAGCATCAGCCCAGTCATTCGTTCCCGTGTAATAAAGCGAAGTTCCAGTTGAGGGGTTCGCATCTCTACCTTCCCACATAGTCCGCTTATCGTCAATGGACTGGTTAGAAGTATATCCCCACCACTGGGCGGTAAGCACATTATAATCAAGGATTTCCTCAAGTTGTGCGGTTGCATCGCCAGACTGAATGCGTAGATCCCTAAAGAGAGAATGAACCCCTGCTCTGGGATTGGGAATAGGCATACCACGTCCAGACATGGTAAGGTCATACTGGAGTTTGGATTCTTGCCAACTTACAAAACCAAGGTATTGTTCAAAAACAAATCTTAGCTGGTTCTGGGTAGTGTTGTATTCTACTTGTGCTTCAGGGAAGCATTCTTGAGACATTACTGGAATGTACGAAGCGGCTTCTGGGTTATTTTTAAACATCTTATACTATTCACTAAGAAAAAAATATTATAAGATTAAACTATTATTCCTAAAACTCCTAAAGTTTAAAAATACAGAGAGATTAAATGGGTTAAAATCATGCTATACCTTTCTTATGATATATAAATGGCTGGATTTCAAACTAAAACTTTTATAAAACACGACGACTATATGACTCCTAAATATGCTTGGGAAAATATCCTTCATCTTATTCCTAAGGATAAAACTATATGGGAGGCTTTTTATGGTGATGGTAAAAGTGGAACATATTTAACCGACTTAGGGTTAAATGTAATCCATGAACCTATTGACTTTTTTAATGATGATACCTTACCTGAGTATGATATTTTAATTTCTAATCCACCATTCTCTCAAAGTAAAAAAATTATGAATAGACTACTTGAATTAGATAAACCATTTATTTTAATATTACCAAGTTCAAAGATTAACACCTCCTATTTTAGAACTTGGAGAGATAAGAATTTACAAATTATTATACCACCTAAAAGAATACATTTTACTAAATTAATTGACGGAGTTATACCTGAAGGTTGGAAAAATGCATGTAATTTTGACTGTTTTTATTATTGTTATAATATTGGATTAGATAAGGATATAACGTGGTTGGAATAATTAATACATGCTGCGGAATTGGGCATCTCTTAAAGGATTACGGGCTCGGGGTGTTTTAAGAGCTGGGGTGCGTGGTGTTCTGAGTGGGGCTGATGGGCGTTTAGAGGGAAAGATTGCTTTATTAGTTGCACGAGTAGCTA